CCACACAAAAACAGGGCGCTCCCCCTCCCTTGGGCAGGGGGCTACTTAGCCCCTGTGGATAAATATAAGGATAAAGATATATATAGAGAGAAAGAGGGTGTAGGGGGAAAGAGAGGGAAAACGGGCTTTCGACTTGCGCCCCGAACTACCAACATTACCGGGCAGCTTGCAACATTAACTACCAACATTACCGGAATGTTGATAGTAACCGCCGCTATGTTGGTAGTTCCGCCGGCAGAATGTTGATAGTAACACAGCGGTAACAAAATTCCCATATTTCTACTTATTCACGAAGGGCCGGATAACCGACGAAGCAAGAATACCCGTTTTTGCCCTTTCTCGTGCCCGCCATTCGATTTTATGCGGTTGGCTGGTATATTTCCTTGTTTGGATAATAAAACGGCCTAAAATCGCCTTCTTTTGCTATCTTTCGTACTGCATTGCTATTTGTTCGTGAAATTATCTTTTCAACTATCGAGGCAACCAAAGACCACCCCAGCCCCTTATAGGCCCATACGGTTGAATTGTTGAAACGAGTGTAGAGAACTTGCAACGCTATACAAATATTCGTATTACTATAATACGTTTCTTTGTTGCAGGTTTAATTAAATCACAAAAATCAAAATGGAACTAAACGAAATTGTAGCACTACTTGAAACACAGTTTCCGGGCGTGCGAAAAGACGGGCTTAACCAGCTTGCGCGAGTTATCGCCATGCAGGTTAATACCAAGGAAGAAGCTACCGGTATCGTAGGTAAACTTACCGCCGAAGCCGTAGCGAAGTTTGTAGCGGATTGGCGCAAAGACGCGGACGCGGAAATAGACAAAGCGAACAAAACGCGCGAGGACAACCTGCGTAAGAAGTACGACTTTGTAGAAAAGAAACCGGAAGAAGGCGGTACCCCACCCGCACCGGCCGGAACCTTGGACGCTGCAACCGTGCAAGCAATGATTACGAACGCCGTAAAGGAAGCTACTAAGGGCTTGCAGTCCGAAGTAACGAGCCTTCAAAGCGCGGCCGTAACCGCCAACCGCCGGGAAACGCTTGTTAAAGAGCTTGCCGACGTACCCGAAGCCTATAAAGCAAAGGTTCTTAAAGATTTCGACAGAGTAGCCAAACTTGGCGGCTTTGCCGACGAAAACGCCTTTAACGAGTATCTGACCGAAACCAAGAACGACGTAGCAGCCTTCGGCCAAGAGTTGGCAGACCGGGGCCTAAGCCTTCACGAAAAACCGGTACTTGGTTCCCCCAACAAGGACGGAGTAAGCGCGGGCGTAGAAAGCTACATACAGGCAAAGGCCGCAGAAGCCGCAAATAAGGGCTTGGGCGGCAAAGAGGTTTAACGCTAAAAAACTTTCGAAATGCTTAAAATCGACAGGAAAAAGGATAACCGCGTAATTCGTGCGTTTACCCACAAGGTCGCCGACATTCCGAACGGTATTACCGTTTCTGCCGACGACCTTACGCAGAAAGTTCTGCACGAAGGTACGCCGGTTGGCAAAGATGAAAACGGGCTTTATCATGTAGTGAAAGTAGCCGTTCTTACCGACGACGCTACGAACTCCGCTACCACCTACACCGTAAAGAAAGGCCATAACTTCAAAGTCGGCGACGTGCTTATGCTGGCTCCCGGCGGGGCGGCCTACGCTATTACCGCTATCGCCACAAATAGCGGCGACGGCAGCAAAGACGACCTTACAGTAGGTACAACCCTTGGAGTTGCCGCAAAAGCCGGCGATTCGCTTTACCTCGCAGCCGAGGCCGGGGCTTCGGGGGCAGCCTTCAAATACGCACCGGTAGCCCTTGTGGGCGAAAGTTACGACGTGGACGCGCTTAGCAACCATATCGTAAACGCTTGGACTATTGGGCAGATTCGGGAAAGCAATATCCCGCCTATCGGTGCCGAAGTGAAAGCCAAACTTACCGGTATTCAGTTTATCTAATTTAATCGGGAAAAGTTATGCAAAGGAGCTTAATGATTGGCATTACCGAAAAGGATATGCAGGCTGTAGTTAATACCTACGACCTTAACCCGTATTACTATCCTACCTTGTTCCCTTTGAAGGAGAATTACACGATGACGTGGAAAGCCCTTGAAACGCAGGTAGGGTTAAAGATTGCCGGCGACCTTGTAGCTCGCGGCGCAAGTATCAACAAAAAGACCCGCGAAGCTATTGCGCGTATTCAAGGCGATATTCCGAAGGTGGCTATTAAGCGCACCAAGGACGAAAACGAGCTTAACGAATACGAAATTATGGTCGCCATGACTTCCGCGAACCCCGACCTTCGGGCGTTGGTAGAAGCGTGGGCCGAAGATACGCAATTTTGCTGGGACGGCGTAGCGGCCCGTTTGGAATGGATTGCGTTGCAGTCTATTTCGTTGGGCAAAGTAACGCTTACTAACGAAAACAACAATAGCGTAATTACCGAGTACGACGTAGATTATCAAATCGACGCAACGCAGAAGGTCGGATTTCAGACCGGCTCGGCCGCTTGGAACACCACCGGCGCGAAACCGTTTAGCAAGGACTTTAAGGCTATCGTAGCTAAGGCCAAGAAGAAGGGTATTAGATTGAAGTACGCCTTTATGAACCTTGACACCTTCTCGCTTATGGCTCAGACCGAGGAAGTAGTAAAACTTTCCGCTTCGTTCGCGGCTAACGCCTTGAACATCGCACAAACGCCGAGCTTGGAACAGGTAAACGCAGCTATGAAGGGTTTGGCGTACTTGCGTGGCTTACAGGTCGTAGTTATCGACCAAGATATTACTATTGAGAAGGACGACGGAAGCCGCCCGTTCAGTGGAAACCCGTTTGCCGACGACGTAGTAATGTTCAGCGAAAGCAAGGTACTCGGTTCGACCTATTGGAAGAAGCCGGCCGATATGAACCTTAAAGGTTCCGTAGCAATCAAAGCTATGAACGGACACACCTGCGTAAAGAAGTATTCCACCGAGGAACCTATCGAAGAAGTTACCGTAGGAATTGCAAACGCTTTCCCGGCTTGGCTTTCTTCGGGCCGTTCCTTCCTTATGGACACTTCTAACAGCACCTGGACACACTAACCGGAAAGGGACGGCCGGCAACGGTCGCCCCTATCCTAATACCCTTACCCGATGACTTACAAAGAATGGATTACTAAGACGGTCGGCAAATTCCAGCTATCGGCGGACGACGTGGATTTGATACTTTGCAACCAAAGCGGACTTATCCCCGACCCGGACGCACCGGTAGACGTGCGGAAGGCTAAAACGGCCATTTGCCGAGAGTTTACAACGCTTATCCCCCTTGCCAATATCGGAGAAGGCGGGTATTCCATTAGTTGGAATTGGGACGCTATCAAACTTTGGTATAACGCGACTTGCACGGAATTAGGCATTACGCCGGCCGGCAAGCCCAAAATTCGGAACAAAAGCAACGTATGGTAACGACTTCCTACCAATACCCGCAATACTTGTACGCCTTGCAGCACGACGGCGAAAGCGTCCAATTACCTAACGGTTCTTGGGAAACGCCCGCCGCCGCATGGGAGTTAAAAGCAGTTTGCCGGGAAGAAACCAACGGTAAAGGTTCGACAATTCAGACCGCCGACGGAGAAACCCGCGTATTCGCTTCGCTTATCCAGCTACCGAAAGGTACGGCCAAAATTCCCGAAGGCACGCAGGTAATTGTAACGCGGGAGAAGGTAGACGTTAGCCAGCTTTCGAATACCGAGTTTGTAGAAGCAGCCAAAGCAACGGGCTTAGTTGTAGTAACCGGAACTTGCGAAAAGTTCGACCTCGGCCGGCTTCATTGCCGGTTATGGATTTAACACAAAGAGGTATGCAGAGTATAGAAACCGATGATATTCTTTTTGAGATTCTGAACGCTTCGGCCGAATTGAAAGCGGCCCTTAGCGGCGGAATATTCGTGCAGGGAGAACGGCCGGATAATTCCGGGAAGGAAGACGTAGTAATTAACAACCTATTCCTAAACCACGAAGTACCGCAAACCGGAACTTCAAACGTAAATATCCACGTCCCCGACAAAAAGGAAAGGATAGGCCGAACCGAACAATTTAAGGCGCATAGGGAGCGAATACGCGAACTAACGGCTATTGTTCTATCGGTTCTAAAATCGGCGAACATTACCGGGCTGACTATTCGGGTTTCTACGGAAGCCATAATTAAAGAACCGGGCATTAACGAGCATTACAACAACTTGCGGGTAGAATGGAATATACAACGAACTAATTAAAATTTACGACAATGGCAGCAAAGAAAACTTATACTATCGGTCTTTCCAAGATTGAGGTAGGAGCAATTGCCGAGGACGGCGGTATGGGCGAAACCTTGGACGTATTGGGTTATACCTACCAAGACACCTGCACGATGACGCAGGAAGACCCGGAAACAACCGACCACTACGCCGAAGAAGTGGACGACCCCGTAATAAGCATTAGCCGGGGCGGAAAAACGAACTTCAACTTTTCGATTATGAACCCTTCGGTTACGGTTCTTGCCGACCTTTTGGGCGGCGTAGGTACCCCCGGCACGGGTTCAACGCCGGATAAATGGGAAGCTCCGGATAAAATCCCCGTAGTCGAAAAGTCGGTACGCATTACCCCGGAACAGGGCCTTAAATTCGAGATTCCGCGCATGAAACTCGTAAGTAAGATTAACGCAACTTTCAGTAAAAGCGGTATTCTTCTTATCGAGGTTGCCGGTACCGTATTGCAGCCGACCAAAACGGGAACTAAGAAAATAACCGCTACGCTTATGACCGCCGCAGACGTGCAGGCATAACGCGGGGAAAGCCTTACTTTAACCCGAAAGCCCCCAAATGAAAGTTTCGGGGGCTTTCTTGATTTAACGACGATATGAACGACGATACGATAAGAGAAAAAACGGATTTAGAGTTAGAGCGCGAAGAACTTAACCTTTTGGTAAAGCAAGGTATAAAGTTCAGCGTTACGCATAAAATCCGCCGGCATAAAAAAGGCGTTAAAGGATTCTTCCAACGTCCCGAAGTAATTACGGTAAAGGAAGACTTCGAAATACAGGAACCTACGCTTTCGGTTCTTGACAGACTTAGCGCGATATGGGTAGAAATGGGCTTAGACGAAAAACGGCTTACAGCCGGCGGAACGGAAACCTTGGCGGAAGCGAAGCGCATAGCCAAAGATAACGCCGCACGTATGGCCCGAATAATCGCTATTGCCGTATTGGGCGAAGATTACCACGTTACCGAAGTTTGCGCGGGTGGAAGGGTAAAAAAATACAACGACGATAAGGAGTTAGACCGGCTTACGGCCCTTTTCTTCCACACTATTAAACCTTCCAAATTGGTAGGACTTTCCGAAGCCGTAACCAGCGTAAGCAACTTAGGGGATTTTATAAACTCTATGCGCTTGATGAGCGGCGCAAGAACGACCCAACCGAGGACGGAGCGCATAGAGTAATAGGGCTTAATAGTCCTTACGGCCGCCGGGGTTCGATTTGCGCCCACCTTGGCTGGACTTGGGATTACTTACATCACGGCGTAGCTTGGGCCGTTGTTCAACGGTTGTTAATCGACGCGCCGCGCATGGCCGACGACGAAGACGGCAATACAGCGGGCAACACGACAACCAAGATAACCAGCGAGAACGCCGAAAGTATTTTACAACAAATAAATAGCATTATCCGATGAATATAAAAGGCGGTGCCTTGGAGTTCGATATAATTGCGAATAACGGGCAAATAAATAGCGCATTGGCCGAAACCAAAAGGCGCGTACAGGGTTTCACGGACGCAACCGTAGAAGGCGGCGACCGTATGGAAGCCGCGTACAGAGAAGCCGCCGCACAAATTGAAGCGGCGTTTAAGGATATAGACACTATGGCCGCAATCCATAGTAACGCAATCGCCGACCTTGAAAAAGAGTACGCCCGCTTGGGCGAAGCGGCCGGGGCCGCCTTTATGAAAGGCACCGCCAAGGGGGACGAAGAATATAGGGCATTAACGGCCAAACAACAGGCTATAAAAGACGAAATAGCCCAGCGGAAAGCACTTTTGCAGGAAGTGGCGAACACGGCGGACGCTTTACAGAAAGAAGAACAAACCTTAAACGAGAATAAGGCCAAGGTAGAGCAAAACGCGAAGGCGAAAGGCATGTTACGAACGCAAGTTATGAACCTTAAAAATTCACTTGCGGAAATGGAACAGAACGGGAAGCGTAATACGGACGAATACCGGGCTATGCAGGCGGAATTAGGCCGTTTGGCGGACGCTATGGCCGACGCAAATACGCAGGCTAAAATTATGTCCGACGACTACCAAAATATGAATACCGTATTAGAGGTAATGGGCGGTATAAGCGGGGCTTTTTCGGCCGCGCAGGGTGCGGTAGGACTGTTTGCCGGGGAAAATGAAAACTTGCAAAAGATTATGGTTAAAGTTCAGTCCCTTATGGCTATAACCATAGGCTTACAGCAGGTAGCCAAAACCTTAAACAAGGATTCATATACCCAGCTTGTATTAGTTCGCAAGGCGAAAGAATTACTTACCGTAGCGGAAACGAAGTTTGCTACGGCTTTGGGTATTTCCAACGTAGCGGCAAAGGCGTTAATGGCGACCTTAACCCTTGGCCTTTCAGTAGCGATTACCGCTGCGATAGCCTTAATTTCCAAATTCATATCCAAGAATCGGGAAGCAAAGAAGGCGCAAGAAGAATTTAATAACAAAGTGGTAGAAGCTGCCGCCGAACCGGTTACAGCAATTACCGAGCTTTCCACCGCATGGAACCGGCTGGGTAACGATATGGCCGCTAAAAACAAGTTTATCGAAGACAATAAAGACCGCTTCGAGGACTTGGGATTTTCCATTAAGACGGTTAAAGAAGCGGAAGACTTGTTAGTAGCTAATAAGTCGAAGTTTATAGAAGCCTGCTTAGAACGGGCCAAAGCGTTAGCCGTACAGGAATTGGCCGTAGAGAAATACAAGGAAGTATTAAAAGCCCAGCAGGAATTAGAAGCTACTCCGAAAGCGTATGTATCGAAGAAGGGAACATATAAGGACGGTTACGGCGTAGAGCGTAAAGGCGTTATAATTGAAAAATCCCGCGATTGGAAAAAGGCCGAAGATGCCGTAGCGAAAGCGGAACGGGAATATAACGCCTTGATAAACCAGCAAGTAGAATTTACCGCAAAAGAACGCGAAATTTTGGATTCTATCGGGGGCGGTGCGGATAAAGTGGCGGAAGGCAGTATAGAAGCTCTGGAAAAGACTATTTCAAAGTTGCGTGCAAAGTATAAGGAAGCTACCACCGATAAGGAGCGGGCCGAGTTATTGGCGAAAATCAAAGAACAGGAAGCGTTACTTAAAAAAATGGATTTATCCGGCACGTCTTCTAAGACTACGCAAAAAGACCCGTTTACGGAACAATTGGAAGCCCGGAAAAAGAAATATACGGAGTATTACAATTGGGTAAATTCCAAAGACGAAGTAGTACGCAATGCCGCAAAAGCCGAGTTCGCCGGGTTGCTGAAAGAAGGAAGTAGCTATTTGGATTATTTACAGAAGCAGCGCGACCAGCTTATTAAGGCTATCGGAAGCGGAACGGCCACAAAGACACAAGCCGAAGAATTGCAGAAGCTAAATAACGCCATAGCCAACGAAACGAAGGAAACCGTTTTAGCCGGATTCGAAAAGGAGCTTAAAGAACAACTTTCCGGGGCACGTTCCATTTTGGAAATGGTTAATATCTTGGAAGAAAAGCGTAAGGCTTTGACCGGGGACGGTTCCGACCTTGACAAAGGTAAAAGCGACATTATTAAGAAGCAGCAGGAAGACGTAGAGCAAAAGGCCAAAGACCGGACAAAAGCCCTATTATCCGAATATGCGGACTATTTGGGTAAGAAGATAACCTTTGAAGCCAACTACGCCGAAAATAGCCGCCTTCTTAACGAGCAATTGGCGAAGGCCAAGACGGACGACGAACGCCGTATAGCCTTGGAAGCCTTGGCGAATTTGGAGAAAGAGCGCAAAAAATACGCAAAAAGTTCGGGGAACGAAGACTACGACGCATTGGTAGAGGAATACAAAACATATCAGCAAAAATGCGCCGATATTTCCGCGCAATACGACGAAAAAATAGCATTGGCAACCCAGCAGAATAACGAAGAATTAGTAGCGAAATTGCAGGAAGCCAAGAATAAGGCCCTTTCGTCCGCAGCGTTGCAGGAATTGACCGATTCCGGGGCTTGGGAGCAACTTTTCGGGAACCTCGACGACCTTACTACGGCGCAAATACAGGCCCTTATAGATAAAATCGAAGCGCAAAAGGCCCAATTAGGCGTAGAACTTAACCCGCAAGACTTAGACGTAGTTTTAAGCAAGTTGCGGGAAGCCAAGGACGAAATACAGACCCGCAACCCGTTTAAGGCCCTTTCTACGGCTTTGAAGGACTATAAGAAGGACGCAAGTAAAGCGAACCTATCCGAAGTATTCAAAGGCGTAGGGGCTACGGCCGATTTGGTAAAAGGTTCGTTCGACGCGGTTACGGGTGCTATTGAGAAAATGGGAGGTTCTATGGACGACGAAACCCAAGCTATTTTAGGGGACGTAGGCGGAATTGTGGACGGAATAGGGCAAATGGCACAGGGGTACGCAACTATGAACCCGGCCCAAATGATACAGGGAGCCGTAGGTATGCTAACTTCCGTCTTTGACCTGTTCAACTCCCGCGACCGTAAGGCCGAACGAGCCATTAAGAAACACGCTGCTGCCGTCGAAGAATTGGAACGCGCCTACAAAGCACTTGAACACGCCGTAGATAAGGCGTTAGGCGAATCGGTTTACGATAACCAAAAGGCCCTTATTAACAATATGCGCGAACAACGCGCGCACTTGCGGGCTATGTGGGAAGCGGAAGAAAGCAAGAAAAAAACCGATAGTGGTAAGGTAAACCAATATAAGGAGCAGTACGAAGAATTAGGCCGCCAAATCGAAGACACCATAGCCGAAATTACGGAAAGCGTAACGCAGACTTCGGCAAAGGACTTGGCTACGCAATTGTCCGACGCGATAGCCGAAGCCTACTCCGACGGCTTCAACAGCGACAAAGTAAAAAGCGCGATTGAAAAGGTTACGAACCAGGTATTAGGTAATGCCGTAAAGAACGCCTTAAAAAAACAATTCCTCGAACAGCAGCTACAAAATGCCGTAAAGCAGTTGCAGCGCGATATGGGTTTTAACGATGAAGGCGGCGGTTCCTTCGACGGCTTGACCCCGGAAGAACAGCAACGGTTTAAGGATAGAGTAAAATCAATAGCCCAAGGGTACGCCGAAGCCTTGAAGTTGTACGAAGATTTGTTTAAGGACTTGGACGATAACGGCGACCCTACTACGAGCCTATCCGGTGCAATTAAGGGAGCCAGCCAAGAAAGTATAGATTTATTGGCCGGACAAACGAACGCCGTACGTGTAAACCAAGTGCAGGAAATAGAAATCTTGCGCCAGCAGCTTATACACCTTGCCAACATCGACGGCAAATTAAGCGTATCGAACCGGCACCTTGAACAGATAGAAAAGAATACTTCGGGAAGCGCGTCCGACCCGTTACGGGCGCAAGGAATAACAATGTAGCGATATGGAAGTAAATAAACGATTGGCCCGCGACGCCAAAAAGAAAGGCATTTGCGAAGAATGGTACGGCCGCCTTATAGATACCAAAGGGAAAGACGAACTTATTAAAATGTACCTTGAAGGTATCGACTTTTGCCTAAGCAACGAGTACCCCAGCAACGAATTTATACGCCAGCACTTCGTAGGTACTTGCGAAGCCTACGGCGTGTTCCTCGACCAAGCTATTACGGCAGGAAACTTCCGGCACGTAGTAGCCCTTGGCCGTTGCGAGGGTACCGCCACTTACGACGGTTGGAACGTAGGGCAGGTATTCGCAAAGCACCAAAGCCGGTTAAAGGTTCTTGCTACCGGTAATTCCTTCGTAATGGTAGACGTATTCGACGATACCACCGTAGAAGTAGAAGCACGGGATAACGCGAAGATTTGCGTAAACCACTACGGCGGGAACTTGACGACTACCACCGGCGACGGCGAAGGTAACGCGATAATAAAAGTTATTCGAAAAACGACTAAAACGTATTGATATGGCAGACGAAAGTAACATTATCCTAAATATGCCCTTCGATGAAGCGGCCGGTTCTACCATTGCTTACGATTACAGCAAGACACGGGCGGACGGTACGGTAGTAGAAGCAGATTTTACCGGCGGAAAGCAAGGCAATTGTATAAAGTTCGACGGTAACGGGCATTGCGATATAGACAAAAACGTAATTCCCCTTACCGGGAACTTTACCCTGCTTGCCTGGTTGAAGCGTTCAGCCTTCCCGGACGGCTTTACAGGTAAGCGTATCGGATTCTTTGCCCGCTGGGAAGCCATAGAAGGTTATACGGAAGCGTGGTTTAACCTTGCGGCCGATACTTGGGGCTATTGGGCTATCGTCAAAGAGGGCCTAACAATCCGCATTTACCTTGATACGGCATTGGTGCAGACCATTACGCTACCCGCCCAGCCTACCGGTTTCGCTATCCTGCAAGACATCTATACGACCGCCAACGGGTACGGTTGTATCGACGAAGTTAAGGTATATAATACCGCCTTGCCGCAGGAAGAAATTACCGAAAGTATTGCTACGGTGGCGCAATTGGCTTACAGTATAGACGGAACCGATTTTAAGGCTTGGGATATTTATGTAAGCGAAAGTAACGGCCTTCTTGACCGTCCCAAAATGAAAACCCCGGTTTCCGTTGATTGGCCGGATTATCACGGGGAGATAGTAGACCTTGAAAACAAGATACTGCAACCCCGCGAAATAGCCCTTAATTGCTTTATGAAAGCGAACGGGAAGGTAGACTTTGTTACGAAGCTAAACGACTTCTTGGACGTATTCAACCGGCCCAACACCCAGCGGCTTATGGTAGATATACACCCTACGAAACCGTTGCTTTACGAAGTCTATAACGAGAACGGGGTAGCCATTAACAAACGTTGGAACGACGACCTTATGGTAGGAACCTTTACCTTGAAATTGAAGGAACCCGACCCGGTAAAGCGTATCGTACGGCACCAGCGTTTAAGCAATGATACGAAAACGCTAACGATTACCCTAACCAGCAAGAAGGCGGTTACTATCTTTTGGGGCGACGGAACCCAAACGAACGACGTTTACGGAACCGACGTAACAGCGAGTCACGAATACACGACCGACGGAATTTTTTACGCCATTGTCGCCGGAGTTATCGAAGAAATAGAAAGTTTCACTACTAACGGTATTATCGTATGGAACAAATTATAGTAAGACACCCGGACGGGACTACGGCCCTATTGACTTCGCGGGCGCGTAAGTCCGGAGTTACCAAGGCCGAACAAAGTATTACGCTGTTAGGGGCGGATACGGTGGCGATAACCGTAAAAAGTGCCACGCCCTTAACCTTCCACTTGGGCGACCAAATAGACGTTTACGGGAAGACTTATACCCTTAACCAGCTTCCGGGCATTAAGAAGACCGGAAACCGGAATTTCGAATATACCCTTACTTTCGAAGGCGTACAGTACGAGTTAATCGACGTGCAATTTTTGTTACCGGACGATACCGTATTAGATAGCTTTACGGGCGATTTAGAAGACTTCTTAGGTATTCTTATCGGGAACCTTACCCGCGTATATCCGGGTAAATGGGTGTTAGGCGTTTATCCGGCCAATACGGAGTATAAAACGCTTACCTATACGGAAAAGAATTGTTTGGAAGTGTTGCAAGACCTTTGCGAACAGTACAGCACCGAATTTGAGATTACCCAAGCTAACGGCGTTCGTACGCTCAATATCAACGCGCGGGGACCCCCCCCCCCCCCCCCCTGGGGGGGGCGCCGCCCGGGCGGGCTTTACGAATTAACGCGCCAAAACATCAATTCCAAGAACGTAGTTACCCGGCTATACGTCTACGGCGGTAGTAGCAACCTTGGGGACAAATACCGTTATACCCGTCTTTGTCTTCCGGGCAAAGCTAAAAACGCTTCCTACATCGAGGACGCGGCCGCTATTGCGGCTTACGGGTTGAAGGAGAATACAAAGATATTCGACGACATCAGACCCGAACGCTACGGCGAAGTAACAGCCGCCGGAAGCGCGTATTATGCTTTTAAGGACGCTACTATGAACTTCGACCTTAACGAAAAGGATAGCGCGGGTAATACAAAGTGGCTTATCGACGGAGCTACTGCAAAGGTAAAGTTCACTACCGGAAACTTGGCCGGCTATGAATTTGACATACACAAGTACGACCACGCGACGAAGGAAATACAGGTAGTACCGTTCACGGACGAAAACGGCATGAAGTTCCCCAGCGAAACAAGTGCGGCGTTTCAGTTCGGCGTAGGCGATAAGTATTTCTTCACGGATATAAATTTGCCGGACACTTACAAGACCGACGCGGAAAACAAACTCCTTGCGGAAGGCAACAAGGCAATAACCGAATACAGCCAGCCGCAAGTACAGTACGGGTTAAGTATCGACGAAAATTTTATACGTCAGTTCGCCGGCGAACTGACCGTAGTAAACCTTTTTGCCGTCGGCGATTATATCCCAGTGGAAGATGAAGACATAGGCGTAAACAAATCGGTACGAATTACGGCCTTTACGCGCGATTTGCTGCGGGAATACAAGTATAATATAACCTTGGGCGACAGCGTAACCAAAACGACGATAACCCGCGTTATCGAAGACTTGCAGAAAATCGACAATGTTATAGAGATAAACGACCTTGCCGACCCGTCGAAGGCCCGCCGCAATTGGAAAGCCAGCCAAGAAGTATTAGCTAATGTTTTCGACCCCGAAGGACACTATTACAGCGAGAAGATAAAGCCGCTTTCGATTGAAACGACCATGTTAGCCACCGGCGCACGTTCCCAGCAGTTCGTATTACAGAACACCCGCTTTGAACCGAACTACGAAGGGAATCCCAATACGGTAAAGGTGGTAGGCGGTACGTTGGTTCACTATACGATAGCGGAAACCGTAAAAAGTTGGCAGCTAAATACGGCCACCTTTTCGAACCTTGTAAGCGGAACGGTCTATTACATATACGCCCGTTGCCAAAAGACAGGAACGGCCGGAAACATCGTTTTCGACACAGTACAGCGAGCGGTAGACGGCGACCCTACATATTATTATTTCTTGATAGGGAGCCTTAGCAGCGTGATAACCGATACCGACGGGAACCGGCCGGCGCGTCTTATCGCCCTAACTTATGGCGCAACGACAATTAACGGTCGTTTCCTTGCTACGGGGCGGATTCAAAGTGGCGACGGACAAACTTATTTCGACTTAGACGCCGGAGAGATTGGGGGGAACATTAAATTTCGTGCGTCTGACGGGACATTAAAGGATGTTGCTGAATTGGAACAAAGCGACATAGAATATTTGCGAGATGCTTTTAAGGATGCAAGAACAGAAATAGAAGGCGGTGTAGCCCTTTCCGGATTTATAGGTGTACGCGATACGGAACAGAATGTAGCAGCTGCTATGGCCGGTTATAATCCCACCGGAGAATCCGATTATCCGTTGATATTCGCAGGAGCGCAACAAGGGAATGTAGAGTATTACGGATGGACAAGCAATAGCTATACCCATATCTACACCCAAAGCGCGACGCCGAGCAATGGGGA